ACATCTCTATCCATAAATGCTGCCTCATCCAATACAACACCAGCCAAGCTCCTACCTCTCAATGCCATAGCATTTTCTGTTCCCTTCAATTCAATACTCGATCCATTAATCAAATCAAGTCTCAAATCTGTCTCATTCTTACTCTTAATCCACGTTCTAGGTGTCAACCTTTTCAATTCCTTCCACGCAATATCCTTCGCCATCCGATAAGTCGGTGCACAATAGAAATAAACCTCATTCGGCCTGTTAATAGCTCCTCTCAATAGCTCAATACAACTCAAATAACTCTTTCCAAATCTTCTTCCAGCTACCAGCACCCTAAACCTCTTATCACTATTAAATACCTCTCCTTGAGCGTACCTCAAACTTATCTCATTCTTTTTTTCGCCACTCACAACCATTAATTTAACAAAAAATACAACTCATACCCCCTATTTATAGCCTATTTACATACTTTTAAGTTA